CAAGCGACGCCCGAACGGATCGAAGGCCCCCGACTGCATCGTTGAAGGATGCAGTCGTCCAGCCCAATCCCGAGGACATTGCGTTGTCCACTACGCGCGACTGCAACGCAGTGGGACAACCGACCTCGTGGCCAAAACCACTCAAGAGCGGTTCTTCGAGAAGGTCGTCAAGGACAAGTTCACCAACACCGAGTTCCCAGACCTCGGCCCGTGCTGGCTGTACCAGGGGGGCCGAAACCGTGGATACGGAGTCTTCTGGAACGATGACAGGAAGTCGGTCAGCGCCCATCGGTTCTCCTACGAACTGGCCAACGGCCCCATCCCGGATGGACTCCAACTCGACCACCTGTGCTACACGCGGAACTGCGTGCGCCCAGATCATCTGGAGCCCGTTACCGGGAAAGAGAACCTTCGGCGGTCTCGCGGTGCGGTGCACTACATCGTCCTATCTGACTAAAATCACGCTGCCTGCGTGGCCAACACCTTCGAGAGCGTGTACGGACGAGTGACCTTGCCGCCGTAGGCGTTCATGCCGAGGCAGTTCTTCCCGAAGCGGTACGGGTTCTCCTTGACGGCGAACTCCAGCATCTGCTCCGCGAACGTGCCCGAGTCCATGTAGCCCGCGAGGATCGAGAACTGGCCCGTCTGCGGGTCAGCGTCGGTCGTCGGGACGTTGTTGGACACGAGGATGTTGAGCCCGGACGCCGAGTCGAGGCCGAGCAGTCCGTCGCCGTACATCTGGCGGTTCGCCGGAGTACCGAAGGACGAGTTGCGCGGGTCGATCTTCAGCTCGGCGGCGTACCAGTACGGCACCACCACCCACTTCTCAGCGTCGTCCGGGACGTTGTTCTGCCCGAGGATCTGTGCCAGCCGCACGAGGATCTTGAACGGGTCGTCGTCACCGGCACCCGAACCCACCGAAGTGGCGTCAGGGAGCTGGTTGTCCGGGTTCGAGGTCGGGACGGCAGCGTCGAGCAGCGCCGCGAGGTACTGGTCGATCGTGTCGCGCATGTTGTACGCGGCACGGGACACGGCCTCACGCATGATGCCCTTGGTGGCCGTCTGCGTCTGGTCGAGGTCGTCCCAGAAGAACCCGTAGGAGTTCGCCTGGTCGATGATCAGGTTCTGGTCGGTAGTGGTGAGCGTCTGGAGCGTGATGTCCGTGTTACGCGCGTAGTTCCCGATCGTCACGTCAGCGACGGTCTGGATGCGGACGGACGCGCCCTGACGGCGAATCTCACCTTCGTACTTGCGGTTGAAGCAGTTGCCGTACCGAAGCGCCTTGCGGAGTGCGACCTGCAATTCAGCAGCCCACAGCTCCGGGATGCTCGACCCGACAGTGCTGGCGGGAGAGACCATGAGTTAGTCCTTAGCCGAGGCTCACCCGATCCCACGCCGCTTCACGGAGCTCGTCGTTGTTGGCGAGTTCCTTGACGCGAGAGTCGGAGTCGAGCCGTGCGAGTGATGCGAGTGGATCACCGGCTGCGGCACCGTTGGACGTGCGCGGAGGATTCTGCTTCTGGTTCTGTTCCATCTGCTTGGCCTCGATTTCCTTCGCCGCCTCAGAAGCGATGTGCTCCTGAATGGACTTGTGGAGCGCCGATCCCTCGGGCACCTTGTCAAGAGTGAGTTCAGCGACCTGCTTCGATGACAGCCGTGACGCTGCGGTCTCCCGCAACTCTCGGGCCAGCGTCCGCATCTGGTCGGGGTCGTCCGCGATCGCCTCCACCACCGCATTGATCCGCGCACGGTCGTCTTCTGAGAAGACATCCGCCACGTCCTCGATGATGGCCTTGGCCGCGTTCACCCGTTCCACGTCACGGTTGGCCTTCACGTACAGCGGGGTCTGCTTCGAGAACTCATCGGGGTCATGCCCCGCTGCGATCTGCTCAGACACGTACCGCTGCCAGGCCTTAGCCGTGTCCTCGGTTCCCCGCTCTAGGCGGATCTCCTTGTCGCGGTGCTGCTTGCCTGCGTTGAACCCGTTGTCCTGCTCCTGCTTGAGACGGCTTTTCAGCGTCTCGGAGCGCTCCACCGCGTTCTTCAGCCACTCGTCATCGATCCGGTTCCAGTCGAACTCAGCCCCGTTGCCCGAGTCCCCAGCCTCAGTCCCCTCGACGGCAGCCTGTTCGGTCTGCACAGAGGGTTCCTCGGTCTGAACCTCGTCCACAACGGCGGTCTGCTCTCGCTCCGCCATCTCATCTCCAACACTTGTCCCCGCCCGAAACGCAAAAAGCGCCCTCCCCGAAGGGAAGGCGCTCGATGGCGCTCTTGGTGAGCGAGGTTGCCGTTAGTGGTTATGAGAGTAGCGCAACGGCGCTAGCACTTCAACCGTTACAATGAAGACTCGCCCCGAGCGACGGAGGGAATCTTGGTCACCGCCTCAGTCCCGTGTCAGCAGGCGGAATCCACGGTCGCGAGGTAGCGGGTAGGCGATCTGACATCTGCGATGTTCGTGACAGAAGGCGGCTGCTAGCGCCGCACCACTTCTACGACACGGCGGACGGTCACGGTGGATGTTTGTCTGATACCCGCTACCGACTCACCCGATCCTGAGCGTCTGTCGATGCGTCTGCTTGCACTTGAGGCACATGCGCGTGTCTGTGATCGATGTCGCCTCCGATGACACCTCAAACTCACCCAGCGGTTTCCCGAACCACCGGCAGTACGGGTTGATGCACTTCACCACAATCCGGATGGTCGTCGCCGTGGTCATGCGCGTCTCCCCATGTACCAGAGCCTCCCGGCGAACGTGCTGAGCATCCACATGTGGGCGATCCACGGGTCGTAGGACATCAGCACCGCCCACACGATCCAAAACGTGACCACTCCGCTGAGGATCAGAAACGGGCTCACTGAGCACCCGCCAGGATCTCTTGCTGCTTGCGCGTCGGCGTCCAACGGCCCTCGTTCCACGGCAGGTCAGCGGTCTCGTCCCACAACTTGCGTGCCTCCTCGGGGTTCTCGGCTACCCACTGCGTCTCGACGGCGTTCGTGAGTTCCGTGAACGCCTTCCTCGTCGAGGACTTGTCGATCGCGCTCTGGATGACCTGGTTGCGAACGCCAGCGGGAAGGTCGCCCAGTTCCGCCTCCAGCTCCTTGCGGATCGCGTCCTCCCAGTCCCATGAGGTCTGGTACTCACTGAGCGCTGGGTCGGCTTCCGTGAGGATGCGCCACGCCTCGGACTTGATGGCCTCAAACTGCTCGTCAGGGGCGAGTTCCGAGTAGCCACCGAGGGCCGCGATGTCCTCCGGCTTCGGCTCGTAGTACCCGCCGCCGACGCCCATCATGTACGGAGCGTTCGCTGCCGCCGTCTGCAATGCTCCGCTGACTCCACCCTCACCGAACGATCGCGAGAGTTCTCCCACGAGTTCAGAGAGGAACAGCGGGGCGAGGAGGCCGATCGCCGCGTGGCCCGCACGGCCACCGGGTGCGTCTGCGACCTCTGCGCCAGTCACGTCCGTGCCGGTCTTCTGCGTCACCACCTCACCGGCGATAGGGGACAGCTTGCTCCGCAGGAACCCCGTCACCACATCGAGGTTGGACTGCGAGTACGTCCCGCCTCGTCCCGCCTGAGAGTTCGTGGAACGTCGGTTGTCCTGACCGGCGAACCCGTAGGACAGACGCGCGACGAGGTTGGCGATGGGCTTGTACCCCGCCCACGGGTCGTACCGACGGTCTCCGATGCGGAACACCCCGAAGTCAGCGGAGCGGGGGTCGAGTTCCACTTCCGCGATCCCGAGGGCGTCCGCCGTCGCGAGTAGGGCCGTGTTCACCCCCACGAACGACACCACCTGACGGATCGCCTCGTTCCGCACGTTGGCGTCACGGGAGAACATCATGAGCGGAAGTTGCACCCGACCGGCGAGCAGCCGAGGAGCCCAGAACACCGGAATCCCAGCGAGGGAGTTCTGCTTGAGCAGGTCAGGCAGCGATCCACGGCCCGTGGAGGCGTTCACGAGGTCAGCCATGCGCTTGAGCGCAGCCGCGTCACTCGGGTCGATGTTCTGGAGCATCTGAGAGCCGAGGAGGTAGCGGGCCTCGTTGATGGCCGAGGTGTACGCCTGGTTGAACCGCTTGGCCCCCGGCAGGAAGTTCTCCGCGAGCGTCGAGGCGATCTGCTCCTCGCGCTTGGTCAGTTCCGTGCCGAGTTCACCAAACTCCACCCCGGCTGCTTTGAGCACGGAGTAGTCAGGGGCGCTCTCCAGTGCCTTCAGACTCTGCTCGTACGCCTCGGGGTTCTTCCCGAGCGCCACAAACTGGGCACGGAGCACACGCGGGATCGCGCGGGGATGGGCGATGAGGTACGGGGCCAACTGACGGCCCGGAGCCGAGAGGTCGTATGTGGACTTAGCTGACATCGGGACGTTCAGCGCGTCGCCCATCCACTGTGAGAACGACCGCGTCTCGCCCTTCGCCGCAGCATCACGGATCTGCCTGACCGTCGCAGCACCACCCCGGGCGATCACTCCACCGGCAAGCCCGCCGAGAAGGGCATTCCTCAGCCGCTCCTCGGGCGTGTCACCAGAGGCGTAGCCACTCGCCGCACCCAGCACTGACCCCGTCGCCGTGGACGGGGAGACGCCGGGGATCGCCACGCCCTGTAGTTCAGTGCCCTGACTCGCCTGCTGCTTGCGCAACCGTTCCACGCTCTGACGCAGCCCTTGAAGGTCGTTGTCAAGTTGGTCGAGGTCGGGCGGATACGGAGCCTCGGGGTTCTTGTATCCGAGGTCAACCGCGTCGTCGTACAACGCCTCCAGGCGGCTCAACCGCTCTTCGGACGGCAGGCGGCTGTTATCAATGACCGAGATCTTCCCCCGGAGCGCCATCGTGTCCCGTAGTAGTCGCTCCTCGTCACGCAACATCGCTGCGGGATCGGGCATCTCCTGCGACCGAGACCGACTCAGTCCCTCGGTGATGACATCGGCCTTGCGCTGGAGTTCGCCCGGGGCCTGCGCCTCTTCGATGCGTCGTGCGAGGTTGTCAGCCACACGGTTGCCCTGACGCGGGCCGGGTGCAGCCGACGACCACGGGGCGGGCTCGTCCGAGGATCGGAACACGTAGGCCATCGCGTCTTCGAGCGCCTTGCGGTTCTCGGGCGTCATGCCCTCGGCGGCGACCTTGCGCTGCAACGCCTCTACGTCAGCCATCGTCACGCGGGCAGGCGGCACCTCGCCGGGCTCGAACGTGGCACCACGGACGTTCGCCCGTCCTCGTGGAGTCACACCGGGGACGACGGGGTTGTCTACGACGCCACCAGTCGTGCGGAGCGGGAACCCGTCCATGCCCGCTTCTAGCGGCCCCTCAGCCTGCCGTAGTGCATCGTCCACGAACCCCGCGTCAGCGGCCCTGACGGCGCTCCCAGCGCCGCTGAGAGCCCGTGCGCCACCTACTCCCACGGCACCACCGGCGAGAAGTCCAGCGCCAGCAGCGAGGTACGGGTTCTCGGTGCGCTCGTAGACCTCTTCGCCTGCCTTGACTCCGGCTGCCGCTGATCCGATCTCCAGCGCGGTACGGACGACGGCATTGGCCTTTGGGGCGAACGACAGTCCACGGGCGACGTTGAGGCCGGGGACGTAGTTGATGGGCCTTGATGCCTCACGGAGGATCGGGTTCGACCCGGTGTACTGCGCTTCGAGCGCATCCATGCCGTACATGTCCTGCGCACGGGTCTGAAGTTGCTGGTACTCGACACGCGCCGCCTGACGGCCCTCTGGGTCACCCGCGTACTCAACGTCCTGCACGAACCCCACCGGGTCGAGGAACGCCTGCGTGACCTCTCCTAGCCGACTACCCGCACCCCTGATCGCACCGCCGAGGCTCGGCCCACCGCCACGCTCACCGACGGGCAGTACCGATCCAGCGGCGGGGCCTGAGAGGTCAAGGCCCATCGCGCCCTGCGTGCGCTGGCCGGGGTACGGTCGTGCCCGCTGCTCACGCTCACGCATCGAGTACGTGTCGTTGGCCGTGCGCACCATGTCCTGCGTCAGACGCGACGGGAGACGGTTGCCAGCCGTCGAATACGCATCGACCTCCAGCACCGTGCGCGGAGTAGCCGAGGCCATCTCCGGGTACGCGGCCTGCATCCGCTTACGGCGTTCGAGGGTCTTGTCGATGGACTCGTACGCGCCTGGCATCTAGGCCTCGTCCTCGGTCATCTGAGTCCGCATGAACGCCCATGCGAGCATCGTGCAGACCCGCTCCTCGTGCTTGATAGCGATCTTGTGGCCCTTCGTGCAGAGCGAGCGCATCTCGTTCAGGAGGATGTGCATGCACTCGTGAATGACTACGCCCTCCAGCCGATTCTCGGGAAGGTCAGCCGTCCTACGGAGGTTGAAGTCGATTGACCCATGCTGGTACTGCCAGCGGGCGGCGGTCGATGCGACTGCGCCTTGGGACGGCGATCCGTCATCCTCGACGAACTCCCCGTCGTGGAAGTTCCGCGCGATGTCCCACGAGTCAAGTCCGAGGATAGGACGCCACTTTTGGTAGACGGACTCTACCCGCTCCTTCTCGGTTTCGTAGTCGTAGGCCATCTAGCCCCTCATCGTCAGCAACATCACACACACGACCGCGAGGCATACCGAGAGGATGAACCCCTCGACGCCGTTCACTTCTTCGCAGCCCGCTTGCGGCCTGCCTGAGCCATCTGGTTCATCTTCTCGGCCCCGTACTTCTTACGGCCCGCCGCAGCAGCGATGGCCGCGCCCTTCGCGCCACCACCCGCCTCACGGGCGACCTTCGCGAACCGGCCACCACCACCGACATTCATGCTCTTGCCAGCCATCTACTTCACCTCGATCTCTCGGGTCTCCCCGCACTTGCTGCAGAACAGCACGGAGACAGAGACGCCTTCAACGGTCAATGACGAGCCGTCGTTACGCGGCTCACGCCAGAACTCGCGTAGTACCGCGAAGTTGTGTCCGTCATCGCAAGGTGCCATCTACTTCTTCCTCTTCCGCGCAGCCACCTGCGCTCGGTCTGAGCGGATGTCGGCGGGTGAGCCTTCCTTGAGTCCGCGCCGCTTGTCGATCGCCATGTCACGCTTCGATCCCTCGACGCGCTTCATCGCCGGGGTCATCTTCTTGGCTGCCATCTCTCTGTCCTTTCCTAAGCCGTGCGCCCGATGGCGCGCTCTTGCATTGATGCCGGTGCGAGACGCTGTGCCCGCTGCATGAAGAAGTTGGGGTCTTCGCCGTACTCCACGCCTCTCAGGGAGGCGAGGAGCTGTTCGACGGCGGTGCCTCTGACGGTCGGGCTCGATGCGAACGTGGCACCCGGCAACTGTCCGGTCTCCCACGGCGTACCGATCCGCGCACGGCTTGCGGCCTCGGTCTGGAACTGCCGCGCCTTCGTGGTGTCCAGCGGGTCGAAGATCCCGCCCGTCGCGTACTTCGTCATGTGCTTCCGCATCTGCGCGGTGATCTTGTCCTTCGGGATGATGGTCGTCATGCCCTGCACCGGATAGTCGGGGATGACCACCTCCTGGTTCTCCTTGCCGTCCTTCGAGTCACCGGCGATGAACGCCCCGATCTCCAGTCCGCCGTCCTCCTTCTTCGGGAGGCCCGCGAACGGGTCAGGCCCCACCCACAACGGGTCTCCACCAGCGGCACGCGGGATGAACTCACCCGTGCGCTGGTCGGTGTCAGCAATCCCCCCACGGCCCATGAGGTTTGAATCCTGCTCGTTCACCATGCCGCCAGACTGCCCACCCTGCATCGTCCCGAAGTTGTTGAGGAACGAGAGGTCAGGAGACGCCCCGAGCGCCGGGAGCATCGGAGCCTGTACGGGGTTGAAGGAGTACGGGTTGTCCGGGGACGCGAGGATGCGGTCACGGTTGTCCAATCCACCCGCGAGTGGCTGGAGGCTGCGGTCGGTGATGAACTGGCCCGGCTGCATGGACGCGTCCTGCTGACCCCACTCGGAGTTAGCCAACTGGAACGACGCCGCCGCACCCCAGTCCGTGGGGGACTCGGAGAACGAGGCCACATCACGGGAGTTCTGTGCGAGTTCCCCGCGCTTCTGGGCCGCTGCCTGCTGGTTGGCCTGCGCGACGTTGAAGCCCATCGAGGCGTTGAACTGGTCGGCCTCGGCCTGCAACTGCGCCTGCTGGACGGCGTAGGAGAACTCCATCTCCTGTCGCTGCTGGGCGAGCGTCACCATGGTCGTCTGCTGGTTGAAGATCTGTCCCTGTGTCTCCAGCGCCAGACGGGTCTTGTCCTGCGACTGGGCGAAGGTCTCCTTCTCCCTGAGGAAGTCCATCTCAACCTGGGCCTGAGCCAGCGCGGCGGCGTTCTCCTGCAACCGCAGCTGGTATTCACGGTCGGCTTCCATCTGGCGCTGGTTAAGTTCTGCCCACCGCGCGGAGAGGTTGCCCGACTCCGTGGCTGAGGGCTGCGATGTCTTTGGGTCAGTGATGTTCCTCGCCTCGGCCTCGGTGATGTAGCGCTTCTTGCCGCTCGTGGTGACGCCGAGGCCCGAGTCCGTCTGGGGGTCGTCCCACACGTAGTACCCGCGCTCGTCCTCGAACACCCCGGCTCCGAGGTTCGAGTCGGGCTGACGGGGGTTCTCGGCTCCCTGCTGGCGCTTCACCTCATCGCGGTACTGGGCCGATGTGATCGCCCTGCCGTCCTCGTAGTAGCGCCCGTCCGAGCCGAACACGATCCCCGGCACATCCGTCTCGCGGAACGTAGTCTTGGAGTTTCCGTCGTCTGAGGTCAGGTCGTAGAGGCTCTGAGCGGCCATCGCAGAGATTGGCTTCCCGGTCTTCCCATTGAGGTACTGGCCGTCTGGCTGACGGGTGTACGTCGTGCCCGCGTAGGTGAACTCGCTCGGCATCACATCACCCCTTCGTAGGCGCTCGTCGCGGCACTCTCACGGATCGAGTCGTCGGTCATGGTCGCTCCGAATGTGGGTGAGGCGTTCACATCCTCGATGAAGTCACGCTGCATCTGGTCTTCCAGTTCCGGGTTCACCGTGCGGAGCGTCCCCGGCACGAGAATCCCGTTCACTACTCGGTCATGCACGCCCATCGCACGGTCTTCGATGAACATAAGGATGCGGTCGGCCCGCTCCATCAGGTGCGTCCCGTAGGTCTCACCCTGCGGGCCGATGTTCCGCCCGAGCAGCGCCGGTACGAGGTCGCGGACGATCTCCGCCTTCGCCCGCTTCGCCGCCTCGCGCGTCAGGTCTACGTCTACGGGGACGCTCATTTAGGCCCTCCGCATCCGTCGTCGCCCGCGCCACGGAAACGGACGAAAGTCTCTCCGCCACGAAACCAGTTGCGCCTCATGCGGTTCCAGCATGCCAAGGTTCCACAGGAGACGGAGAGAGTTGTGATAGAAACTTTCAGCAGCGCGCTCGGCGAGGAGGTACCACGCTAGCCACGGGAGTGCCGGTGTCATCTGCGCCCACTGTTCGTCCGTGAACGTAGTCCACCGCCTACGACAGTCGATCTGTGTGTACCCAGCAGCCACAAGAAGATCCCTGTGACGCGGCGAGAGGAGGAAGGAATCGAACTCCCACACCCCGAACCACCCGCGCCCGCGATTCGGGATAGCCCCGGGCATGACGTAACGTGTCTCCCCGTCGTCAAAAACCGTCATCTGAGCATCTATATTGCTCCGCATCACACACCTGCCGGAATCTGCGGGGCCATCGTAGGCGCGTTGCCGCCCTGCTGCCCCGGTAGGCTCGCGTTCATTCCCACACCCGGACGCCTCACACCAGCCGCCTCACTGACACCACCGCCCAGTCCTGCGGTCTCGCCCTGTGCGGACGCCTGAGCGGCTTCCTGTTGCCCCTGAGCGACCATCTGAGACTGCTGCGCCATGCCTCGCGCGGCACTGAGCGCGTACTGCGGGGAGGATTGCAAGAGTTCGTAGTGGACTTCCCCACGCACGCCCTCGGCGATCTGGAAGATGAGCGAGTCCGGAGCGGCGGGCATCGTGCCCATGACGTGGTTCACGATCTTGGACTGCCAGTACGTGATGATCGCCTCACGGCCATCGGCCACGCGCATGTAGTCCTCGTAGAACGTCCGCAGGTCGATGAAGCCCGTCTCGTAGAGCTGCATCCCAACCTGGATCATCACGATCCGCTCGTCAGGCGTCTCGTTGCTCTGCGTCACCCGGAAACTGTCCGTCAGGTCGGCGGGGTCGAACTCCACCAGTCCTCGGGTCGAACGCTCGTGGCTGTCACCCTGCGGCACCTGGAAGAAGTAGACCGGCACGTCGAGGTCACGCAGCCACTCGTTCGCCATCTGGAGCAGCAGTGTCACGGCCCATGCGTGGTTCTCCACGGGCTCCTGCAAGGTCATCTGGGACTGCTGGATGGTCTGTGCCGTCGCCCATGCCGTGGACTCAGCACTCGACCCGCTCGAAGCCGGTGAGGGCATCGAGGCCTGCAAGAGTTCGAGGTAGATCGGGAGCAACTGGAGCAGCGAGTCCACGTTGACGGTCAACTGCTTGAGCGTGCCCGGATAGGCCGCCGCTTCCCTCGGGTCGAGTCCCGGGGTCGGCCCCTCGGCCACCACCTTCGGCTGTCCCGTGTCGTCCCGCAGGATCGTCCCGTCCTTGAGCTCAATCACCCAGCGCGGGATCGCGTTGAACGCCCCGGCGTTCGAGAGCAGCGTCATGATCTGGTTGATGAGCGGGGCGATCGCGAAGACCTGCGACATCGGCCCGATCACGTCCATGCCCGGCACGTCGATGTCCGTCCGCATCGCGGGGACTTCCACCACCGGGCATGACGGCTGGCCCTGCAACCGGCAGCCGTGCTTCTCGCGGTAGACCTCGTAGGCATCCTCAGCCGTCGACGCGGGCGCGACGAGGTACACCACCTCCAGCCGCGTGTAGAACTTGATGAGCGTCCACGTATCACTGCGCTCATGACTACCCAGCGGCCCACCGCGCTCGATGCCGCCGACGATCTTCCCCTTGTCGTCACGCCAGATGCCGAAGTAGCCCCAGTCGTCCATCGGCAACCGCTCACCGTCGCCACGTCGGAAGTTCCGCGCCGCTGCCATCGCGAGGTCGCCACCCGGCTCGATGTCCTCTGACGGGATCTCCTGCACCACAGCAGCCCACTTGATTGGGTTGCCGGGGTCGGAGTCCTTCGCCACGTACACCATGTCGCGGGGGTAGCACTGGAGGTCGAACAGCCGGTTCCCCGGCACCATCGCCCGGTTCTTCGCCGCCTCCCTGCGACGGTCGCGCCATGAGTCTGCGTGCTCAGGCCAGCCCTTCTCCGTCCGTGATGGGGCTAGACGGCCCTCGGATCGCAGGTACTCGGCCTCCTCGTCGCCGTAGTAGTTGCGGTCAGGCATCCCGAAGCTCAGGTCAGTCGGCATCATCACGTAGTACGCGGCCTCGCTCGTGGCCTGAGCGAACGCGCACTTGCGCTGGTTCCAGCGATTGCTTGGCCCGATCCCCATCTGGTCGAGCATGAAGTTCTGGAACAGCTCCTGCTGACCGGCGCTCTTGTCAGCCCGCGCCGTGATCGTGTCCTTCACCGTGATCGGCATCACCATCGGCACAGGTGGATTTGCCGAGAAGCGGGACTGGTAGTGGATCACGCCCTCGGCCACCTGGCCGACCATCGTGCGGATCGCCAGCGTGGAACGGCTGAACGGGTCAGGGATGTTCGTGCCCGTGCCGTTGACCTCCTCGACGCCGATGGGGTTGCGATGCGTCAGGAGACGGCGGATGCGCGTGCGCGTGACGATCGTCTCGTAGTCCATGCGAGACCGACGCAGGAGGGTGTTGATGCGAGCCGTGGAGAGTTCAGCCGTCGCAGTGACCATCTAGGACTCCTTGTGGGCCTTGCTCTTGGCTCGGTGCAGGCGCATGGCTGCCTTCGGGTTCTTGGATGTCTCAGGGATGCGCCACCCGCACTCGCAGTAGGACATCATGTGGATGACATCCCCACCGTTGGGGTTCACGTAGATCGTGTCACCGCTCGACGCGGCACTCAGAGCATCGCTGAGTGCCGCGCGATCAACGCGGCGCTCGATCATCTGGTTGTCGGGGAGAGAGGAACCAAGCTCGCCCCACACTTCCCACTTGGGAGTGGGTGCTGCCTCCGGGGACGATGCCGATCCAGCACCACCCGCGTCGGCGAGAGCGACAGAAGCCGGGGATGACGCTTCCCCGGAGACAGCCTGAGCCCGTGGGTCGTCATGGTCGAGCACCAGGCCGTTCACCACGACGCGCTTGCGACGGGGCTCGCCCTGCATGTCCTCGGGCCACTTCTGACGCGGCACGCAGGTACGGAAGTGCGGGTACTCGTTGCGACGGTAACCGCAGCCCGGGCACCGCTCGCCCTCGCGCACGCCGTAGAGCGAGTTAGCCATCAGTTCGTGTCCTTCGCGTACATGCCCGCCACGGGCGCACGGCTCGGCAGTTCCTGCTCACGGTACGAGTGGCCTGCTGCCTCGATGTTCCGGTGCCAGCCCCACGGCTTGCCGCACGGCGCTCCCTCGACCGGCTGGGCGCAGGGCTTCATCCCGAAGGCGTTCGGGACGGCGGAACGGTACTTCGAGTCCATCGCGTCGATCGCACGCTGCAACTCGTCCTGAGCCATCACCGCATCGTCCGCGCGCTGCTCCTGGAGCCGTGCGTTCTGCGCCGTCAGTTCAGCGACCTGCGCCTCCATGCGGGCGAACTTCTCTTCGAGCGTCAGTTCATGGTCGTTCATGCAAACAACCTCTCCAGCCACGATCGTGAGGCTGGAGCCTGATCGCGCATCGACTGCATCTCAGCAAGCGCCTTCATCAGCGTCTCGTACCGTTCAACGGCGTCAGAAACAAGGGCTTCTAACTTCGCACGGTCTGGGGCCCCGCGGCCGAGCCAATACTCAGCCTTTGGCGCGCCATCAGCGACGACCCACGCCTGAATGAATCGAGGGCCGTTGTTCTTGATGCGAACACGGAACCCTCCTCGCTCAACCGCAAAGTCGAGACTTCCGGTGTAGTAATCAGTCATCCGTCCACCAGCTCCCTCGCGGCCTCGATTGCCGCCATCTCCTCGTCCCGAGCGGCCACCGCCGCCTGCAAGCGTTCGAGGAACCGCTGTGGGTCTTCCCCATCTCGCCTGAGTGCATTCCACACCATCTCGGAGATCGTGCGCCCGTTCAGCGTGTCCACGAAGTGCCATGCACCGATCGAGTACCGCTCACGCACGACCTCGTGCCCGTCGAACGTGTGCTCCAGCGCATGACCGCCGTCAGCCGAGGTCTCGTACTTCCACGTCGCCCCACACTCACAGATGAACCGGAGGGGGTTGTCCTCGGTCTTGAACATCTTCCCCACGGCCTCGCGGATCTCGTAGCCCTCCGCCAGGGACTTCGGCTCCGACTCGATGCCCATACGTCTGCGCTGCTGTCGGTTCATCGCTCGTGCTCGCAGCAATCACAGTCGCAACGGGGGTTCTCTTGCTCCCACTGCTTCTGCCGTGCGCGTACTGCCTGACAAGTCGGGCAGCTGATGCTCTCTTCATCGAACGAATGCAGAAGCGCATGGATCATGTCGTCCTGCACCTTGCTCATCGCCCGAGCAGTCAGGGTCAAGTAGTCAGCAGTCATACGGCGTGCCGTGCCAATCTCGTCCCCTGCATGGAGAACGCGGGGAGTTGCGCTGATGGTCTCAGGTGCGCCAGCAACTCCACGCAAGCATACCGACGCGCGTCGTGGGCGTCCGCGTGGTGGTCTACGGGCGTGTGCGTGGCGTATCGCTCCTTGCTGTTCGGGTCTACGGACTCACGCCAGCGGTAGCCGGGGAACTCGGCGATCGAGTCCGTACAGCCTGCATGGATGGTCAGCCGGTCGGTCTCCAGCAGGAACGCGACGCTCTCCATGCCCTCGCTGCGCTTGTTGTCGGCCTTCCGCGCCCGCCAGCCCGTCCCTGCGAGCGCCTGATCCAGCGTCTCCACGGCCACGCCCTGACTGGGGTCGCACATCACGTCGCCCGGGCCTTCCCACGCTGAGATGAACGCGGCCATGTCGTACACCGACACCGGCCCGCGCTGGTAGAACTCACCGAACTGGTGCACGTCCTGTTTGCCCGACATGCCCAGCATCACGATCGCCGAGGGGTCGCCGCCGCCCCAGTCCACACCCGCCACCTTGCGCTTGCTCTCCACCCACTCCCACGGGTGATCGCTCACCACATGCCGCGCCTCGCTGAACATCGGGTACACGAGGCCTGACCGGCCCACGAACGCCTCAGCGTCCGTCTCGGGGTAGAAGGCCTGAAAGCGTTCGGTCTGGCCCGCGTACGCCGCTCGCTCACGCGCGTACCAGTCAGCGTCACGGTCAGGACGGCGGCGGGCCTCGAACACGGCCACGAACCCCGTCTCGCCCCGCTTGCTCGCCCAGTACATGTCATGGAAGAACCCGGCAGGGCCAAGTTCAGGGTCAGCCGTGGAGAGGATGATGGTCTGCCCACGGGCCACAGCAGGACGGATCGCCGCGTAGTTCTGGTATCCGTAGGGGTGGAACGCGGCCTCGTCCATCACGCACAACTGGAGCGTGTACGAGACACCAGCCGAGGGCGTGGATGGGAACGCGAGGATGCGTCCGCCCGTCGCCCACTCAGCGTCGTCAGCACGGAACGTCGCGGGGGTCTTCAGGAACTCAGGCAAGAGTTCGTAGATGGACTTGACGCGGGAGATCTCCTCACGCGCCTCCTGCTGCCCCTTGCTCAGATAGGCGCACGCCCAGTCGTGGTACATGGACCGCCACAGGAGGTACGGCGCGACCAAGACCTGCGAGAACCCCTGCTGGCGTTCCTTCAGGTCAACCTCGGACTGTCCCGTCTGCCACGCCTCAGCACGCTCCACTTGGAACGGCCACGGGTTCAGGTCGATGATGCCGGGGTGCAGGGGATCGTCTGAGCGGATGCGACACCACGTGAGAAATGCGGGGAACGATGTGCGGCAAACCGTCAGCGCGGCCAACTCAGAGATCGTCTGCTGGAGAACGTCAGCGTTCACCATCAGGAAACCGCACGAAGACGAGGACGTTTGTTGTTCGCCTGCTGCGTCGGAGTAGCCCATCGCACGTTCGATGGTTCGTAGTTTCCATCCACGTCGATACGGTCGATTGACCAGTAGGCCCGTTTCCCCTCCCACCACTCTGGATCGGCGGGCCGCATCCCAACGTCGGCAAGCCACCCCTCAAAGGTGAGCCACTCAGGGCATACAGAAATACCACGGGCACCGTAGGCGTAGAACTTGTTGTTGTTCGGGTTCGTGCATCGCTGCACCATCGCACGCCAGATAGCGTACTCAGGTGTGCGCACCAAGCCGTGAGTACGGGTAACCTCGGCTCGAACCTCACGGTGCAGACAACCACACGAACGCGTTCGCCCGGAGCGCAAGTGGCTCGTGGATGCCGCCGCCTCTGTTCCGCAGTCACAGAAACAGCGCCACATGACCTCACGTCCAGCGTTAGGCAGACGGTGAATCACCGTGAGGCGCTCAAATCGCTGGCCCGCTAGGTTGAGTCGCTTCACCTAAGCACCTCGTGCCTGCTCTGCGATTGCGATGAGTTGCTCGGGCGTCATGCTCGCCACGGCCTGCAACGCCTCCACGCGGAGCCGCACGTCACCCGTGAACTCGTGCTTCTCACTGAACTCGGGGAACATCTTGGCGAGGAGCGTGAGGGCCATCACGGCAGGGCCGTTGTCGCGGTTCGTGGCAATCTCCCACGCTCTGCGGGCCACCATCTCAGCGGTGATCTGGACGTTGGCAATGGCTGGAGCGCGCAGCTCCGCGACTCTCATAGCGATCTCAGGGTTCTTCGCGAGCTTGGAGCCTTCGTTGTAGATGGCGGCTGCGCTCATGCGGTCTGAGTTGAATGCTGCTCGGTAAGCGTCGGCCTGGGAGAGTCCCTGAGAGAGGGCGATGGCAAAGGCCTCACGCTTGGCCGTAAGCATCAGGCTTCGTCTCCCCAGAGCGGGTAGAGCCCTGCGTAGGCAATCCGAACGCAGTCCGTGCAGATGCCCCTCTGCAGGCCGTGGTAGTCGTTCAAAACGTTCGTCATTCGACGGCATTGGGCACACGGCTTAGGCGGCTCTAGTCCCCACATCACTGACGCACCTGAACTCATGGTGACCATTAGCGGTGAACCAGATTTCGGCATGCTGTCCCCTGACGGAAGAACCACCCACAGCGGCATTTCGACCAGCAGTCACATGAGCCAAATGGCTCATGACACACGGCGCATTTCATGACGGCATCTGCCGCTCTGAGGATCGGTGGCCTCGGTGCTGGTACTGGAGGGTGAACAGAGTCTCGAAACGGGTGGAGGGCGGGCCTGCGAGGAGCACCTTGATACCGCACGGGCACTTGAAGCGTGCGGTGGTGGTGATGGGACGCTCGGTGACGGGCGTGTTCATGCCCGAGAGTTTATGTCCGTGCGAGGGGTTTGTAAACGGCGCTAGCGGGTTAGCCGATTCTCTTTGCTTTTGAGGTAGCGGGCACGGCATACGGCTGCCCAATTGTCCTTGCAGCGCCGACAGCGGCATGAGTAGTTGGTGTACCCGTTCTCGGTGCCGTGGACGTGATCTGGCACGGGGCGGCTGGCTCGGCGGCGGTCGGACTCCTGCTTGCGTAGCAAGTTCCCACGACGACACTCCGGGCATCGGCAGCCGTGATACCCGTACATCGTTGCTGAACCATGCTCGGGGGGATTCCGCTTGGGCTTCGGCGGGAGAGGCGGGCCTGCTACGGCCCCAAACAGCGTTCCTGCGGCAGCGAGCATCTTCCACTCGGCCTCAGCCTCGGGAGTCATGGTGTTCTGGTACTTAGTCACGGCGATCCTCGATGAGGTTCAGGTAGTGGGTACGGGCGGGGCTGGAGTACGGCACTAGAACGGCCACCAGCGACGGCGGTTCGACCGTGCCCCACACAGTTGCTCGTTGAGCAAGACGAGTTCTTGGACTGAGAGCAGGAGTTCCCGGACAGCGGCCAGTTCCTTCTGCTGGCCTTCGAGCAGGTCAAGGAGTTGCTGTGTGCGCTTTTCGACGTGCATCCCCACGTCTTCGGCTGTGATGTTGTTCAACGGGCTTCCTCCTGGAGCATGGAACGTAGACGGGCGTAGGCCTCACGGACGGCTTCGAGGTCGGCGTAACTGCTGTTCACATCCCACCACACAGAGCCGTCTAGCGCACGGTCGTAGTCCTCTACGGCCTCTCGCCAACGGGTAGCCTCGTCTGCTCGTATGGAGGCTTCTACGGCGGTGGGGACGCTGTACGCACGGGCTTTGTTGGGCGATACCCACACCGCGACGGGCACCCCGCCGACCGTCGAGTCTGCGCCGACCGTGTATCTCCGCTCCCATGCGGGCGTTCGCTCTACGGTTGGATCTGTCATGGCGCTTCCCCTTCTCCTCTCTCGGGAGTCCGTAGACGGCGGTCGCTCTTGGCTGTCTTTTGATGCTGCGTCCGTTGGCCAAGCGTCCGCCCTCGCCAGCCGCACTCGCACTGATACGGGCGCTCGATCCCGATGTGGGAAACCGTGAGGAGGTTCACACCGAGGTCAGCTAAGGCTTGCTCAGCCGCATCCCGCTCACGCGCCGTGCTCATTCCTCTCCTCCTTCAGTAGATGGGGGCTGGGGTGACGGCGGTTAGCCGTAGGCGGCGTTCACTCGCTCGGTGATGTTGGTGTTCCAAGCCCTGTTGCCTCGCTCCAGGTCGCTCAGATAGGCGGCGCTCACGCCGATCCGCTCTCCTGCTGACCGTAGCGACCACCCCAGCTTCTCGCGGCGACTGCGGTACTCACGACCGACCGCCGCATGGTCAGGCTCGAACCCAGTCCCAGCACATCGATGGCAGACTTCGTTACTCATGTCCGCATGGTAGCAATTTCGGCAAATGTCGGCAACCCCTGTTGACAGGCATCCGCACTTTGGCTTACAGTCACTCCATCAGGTTCCAGCAGGACGGGAGACACCAAGTGAAGTTCCAGGTTGTGATGACGGTCGAGATTCCCGACGAGGACACGATCCTCGATGAGTACGCAACTGCGGCGGTGAACCACCCCGAGGTCGTTGTCCGCGAGTTCATCGCTCGCACCATCCGACACCCCGAACGGTTCACGGTCGTTGAGGCCACGAAGGCCGTCTAGCCTGCCTCGCTCTCGTCTCATCGGCCCCAGGTCAGTGGGACGGTGGCGCTGTAGGACTAACAGACGCTGGTAAACGGCGGTGGAGGGGAGGGACAGTGATGGAGGGTGAAACGGTGGAACGAGGGGAGTACCCGCGGACGCTGGCGTGCGGCTGCACTGCTGACCGATGGGCCATCATCCGCGCCTGCGCTCGTCATGGTGCGGTCGCCCGTCTCTCTGCTGACCGTGAACGCGCGGTACGGGCGCTGGAGGAGATCCGTGACTACACGACTCCGTACCACTACCCAAACGAGGAGGAGAACGCCGCGTACCGGGCGTGCGCTGAGTGCATGAGGCGCAGCGGGGACAAGTTCTTCCCCGGCAACTACTGCGACGAGCACTATCGAGTCATGGTTATGAAGTACGACGACCTGAACGACCGCGAGCGGAAGTACGAAACCCCGAGCGCCATCCGCGAAATCGCCCGTACGGCCCTGGATGACCTCAGACGAGAGGAGGGATAAGCGATGACCGTTACATGCCGCTGCGACTCGTGCGAGACGCCTCACGAACGGCTCATCCGTGAGATCCGCGAACTGACCGCACGCATCGGAGGGGAGGTGACTCCTACCTAGACCCGCCCACGGCCCTCAAATCGAAAGCCCTCGGCGTTAGGAACCGAGGGCTTTCTGCTATGCGGCCTCGGTAGACGGCGCTCGCATCAGCAGGCCCAACTCACGCCCAGCCTCGCGGTGGTCTTCGACCCACTGGTGATGCGCCCTACACAACGTCGCGTACACGCCGTAATCCTTGCCCCCGCCCATTCCCCGAGGGATGACGTGGTGAACGTCGAGAGGGGCCTTACAGCGCGTCTGAGCACCCTTGTGGCACTCGACCCACATCTCGCCTTTGAGGTACTTCGCTTCCGCCGTCCACCTGGCGTTGAACGAGCACTCAGGCTCCTTGATGAGATGCAGGCGTTTGGCCTCTGACCACTCGGCCTTCTTCACACGACCCTTCTTCCCAACGGGCGCGATGGCCTTGCGCTTCTTCCGTTGCCAAGCCAGAGCGCCGTCAGTCGCACGGTTCATCGGCGACCGTTTCACAGCTTGTCTCCTTCACGGGGTGCCTGTAGACGGCGCTCGGCGTCTCGGCGTGTTTCGGCGTTCGGCCATCCGCGCATGAACACCTCCAGCGTCTCGGTCATCAACACCCAAGCCCCGCCGTCGAACCACTCCCGTCGCGGGCACCGTTCGCACGCACGGATCTCGTACTTCGATGGAACGGCATAGGTCTGATACCAGTCGTGGCCGAACAGCCAACACCTCACTTCGTTCCTCCTTCACGGGGTGGGACGAGGGCACGGAGGGCGGCGAACTCGTACTCGTAGTCCGCGTGTACGGCGTTGGGTTCGTGACGGCCTCGCGCCGTGTACGCCTCGTCGCAGTTGCAGACCGCCGGGCCTTCGAGCAATGGCCGTACGGCCTCTTCCAGTGCCTCTATACGGGACTCCAACGGCTCACGAATGGCCTGCTCGACGGCCTCCCACGCTTCGTCCATCCGCCGTCGGTACTCGGGCCAGTAGTCACCACTCATCCACTCAGCCTCGACCGTCGCACCCGTCTTCACGTTCAGGAACGCCTGCCGTGCGGCCGCTACTGCGTCATCCATGCTCTGAGACCTCCCCATCGGTGGTGGCGATTTCGTCGCCCCACACATCCCACCCTTGACGCTCGCGACGGGCGAACACGTCCAACTTCCGCTGCTCAGGGAACACGGAATCAAGGAGGTCGTAGAACGGTTCTGGCTTGGCCGAATGACGCCCGCGCTCTGCCATGACCACGTTCGGCACGCGGCTGGCAGCGGGGATCGCGAAGCCGCCACGAGTACCGAACAGGATGTGCTCAGTGGCTCCACGGAAGTAGAACCCGAGGCCGCCGCCCATGACCGCACCGCTGCGCGTCGTCTTTACCCATGTGAGCGTCGTCTTGTAGTCAAACCCCCACATCTCCATGAGGCCGAATGCGAACGGCAGTTTAGGGTTGGTCGTCCAGAGGAACAGTGCAGAGGTCGGAGCGGCCCAATCCCCTACGGGCGCAGCGCAAGCGATTGCCTCTATACCGGCTCCGGTGCGGCGGTTGACCTCGCGCCCGCCGTTGCCAATCGTTCGGTACTGCCCCTCCGCTGACCCCGGCTTTCCTCCAGTGTTGGCACCGCCGTACGCCCACGGTGGGTCAACGACAATCACGTCGTACATCACCATCGGTAATCCTCCGATGGGGCTTCCGTGGACGGGCTGAGGGCACGGGCCATCATGCGCGAGGCGTTCTCCGCTATCCGCCCCGCCTCATTCGCAGCGTCCGCATCGTCACGGCCACTGCCAACCTGAACAGCACGCCAGACAGCATCGAACTCCAACTTTGCGTTCGTAACAGCACGTTCCAACGCTTCTCGCTGGCCTTCGGCTTGGGTAGCCCGTTCCTCAGCGGCTTCTGCACGCTCACGCTCACGGCGCTTGTCCTCGATGGCCGAGTCGCGGATGTCCTTCAAGTGCTCGAAGTCCTCAGCCAAGTAGCGAAGCGACTCCTCGTGAGAAGCCTCGGCAGCCGCCCGCGCACGCTCCTCTGCATCTCGGGCAATGGCCTGCTCGACGATGCGCTCCGCCCGATCCTGCTCGTGGAGGTAATCGGTGGCAGAGATGCGATCGTTCGCCTTGTTGAGCCGCGCGAGGCCGATGATGGATGCGTACTGCGCCCACGCCTCGCGAACCCCTCCCGTCTCGCTGCCCTCCTGCTGCTGGTACGGGCCGTGCTCTGCCTCGGGCTTCGCACAGGCGCAGCAGATCGGCCCACCGTTAGCGGCGCGGATGAACGAGTGCCCGAGGTACGGCGTCTCGCTGCCCTCCTGGCTGGACTCGACGGGCTCGATCTGACGGCGCAGGTAATCGATCAGGCCCTCACCCTCCAACGCCTTCTGTCTGTCCGTCAGGGGTGGCTCTACGGCCTCTGGGGACGGCGGGACGGGCTCTAGCAAGTAACCCTTGTGAGCGGGCGACTCATCACCCCACCAGCCGTTCCCGCTCCGGTGTCCCGGCCCTCGATGGCCGTCCGCGAGTTCACATCGCACCAGCACCGTCCCTGAACGGCTGATAGCGCCACACCGCGCCGTCTCTACGGGAGTACGGGATGCCTCGACGGGGACGGCTTCGAGGGCATCGTGTGTGTCCCGGTGGATTTGTTCCACGACCGACCGTAGGTACGGGCTTGCGTCCACTACTGGTTCAGGCTGAGGAGGGGTGGATAGACGGCCTTGCGCGAGCACAGCCACTCGGTACTCCTTCAACGCCTCGACAACGTGCATGTAGAACGGCTCTGCGGCGCTCCAACCGCTCGTCTTCACCCGGTAGGCGTACTGCTCCACGGTCTTCATCAGCCACGCTTCGGATATCTGCTCGTCAGGCTCGTTGGTCATGTCAGTTCCTCCTCGACGGCCTTGACCGTCACTTCAATGCGCTCCCGACTCAGGTCTGGTTCGTTCTCGATCCCCAGCACCACGTACCGGACGTGCTTGTATGAGTCGTCCTCGATCACGCCCGTCTTGCAGAGGCCGTAGTCGATCACCGGTTTGATGCACTCGCCCCCGATGTTGCTGGGATCGAGGGGGCGATAGAGGCCGTCACCCGTCTTGGCGTGATGTTTCACGTGAAACATGAGCAGGATGTCCACGCGCGATCCTCTGAACTGCGGGATGTCAGGGCCGTGCTGTTCGAGCATCGACGTGTACGCCCACGATCCCATCTCACCCTTCGCGTCACTCACCTCGTGACGGTCTCGCTTGTTGCCGTTCGTCGAGAGCGCACGACGGGGGAGCGTCATGATCGTGAAGCTCAGGCTATCCACGGCACTTCCCGCATGGTTCTAGGCCCGCGTCCTCAGCCGCACGGCGGAACGTGGGGATGCGCTTGTAGCCCTGCTGGCGGGCGTAGCACTGCCTCGTCTCGTGGTACTTCATCGCTCCGCCGTTCGACGGGCGGGCCATGAGGCTCACCCACACCACGTCCTGCGGACTCATCTCTCGGGACTCCAGCGGTGTGTCGGGAAGTACGAGATCCGCTCGGAGCGGATGTACCCGCGCTCCTCCAGGTCGCGTAGACGCCGGAGCGTCGGCATCATCCCCTCCTCGATGAACTCCGCCACGTCGTTGATGGAGACGCCGGGGAAGGCATGCACCAGCGTGGCGCAGATGCGATCCGTCCTACTCATCGGCGCGGCCAACGCCACCTCTGCTACGTCCACCATGACCTGACCTCCGGGTTACTCATCGCCTGGCTGAATTGGCGGTCTTTCCGCGCTCGGTTCCTGCACGCCGTACACCGGCCCGATCCCCTGCTGCCGTGCTGACGGCACTTCGGCTCCGAACACTCCTTGCACTTCCCCGTCGCGTACTTGCCGCACGATCGTGAGCTGCATTGAGTGTCTGAGACCTCGAACGAACAGGAGGGGCAGACGAAGAAGCGCATCCCCTGCTTTACCGTCTCGACACCAGCCTGACTCGCGCATTTTGGGCACGTCACAGGAGTACCCCCTGACGTAGCCGCTCGACGGCGACGGCGCAGTAACGCGGCTCGTACTCGATCCCAACGGCAGGCAGGCCGAGGTCTGCCGCCGCTCGCAGGGTCGTCCCAGAACCCATGTAAGGGTCGAGAACCGCCGTCGCCTCTGGATAGAACCCCAAACACCAGCGCATCAACGCGACGGGCTTCTGCGTGGGGTGGACGCGACGCTGGTCGCGCTCGCTGTCTTTGAGCATCCCGTTCCACATATGGCGGTAGATGCGCGGGACGGTTCCCTTTGTGCCCCGCGTCCACGCCAGTTCGCAGTCGGCTTGGTCGTTGTAGCCAATGCCGTCTCGTTTATCCCACACGAGCCACTGTCCCTGAGCGGGTAGGCGGTCGGCGTAGTAGTTGGCACCCCACAGGACAACGTTTGGGAACCCGAGCAGGAACGATGGGTCGAACGGTTCGTCATCACCGTGGACGGGTGGGTAGTCGTGCGCCGCCGTCTTGTTCCCGCGCTTGGCTGCAGCATAGGAGGTGTTCAGAGACACACCGTATGGCGGATCGGCGAGCACAAGGTCAACGCCGTCCAGCTGAGGCACGATCTCACGCGCATCGCCGCAGTAGATCGTGATTCGCCCGTCCTCGCTCACAAAGTACGGCTCTGGAAGGCTCACTCGTCGTCTCCTCGCTCCGGCCACTCTGGCTCTCTGTGCGGTCTCAGGTCAGGATCAGTGAGGGGTAGACCGGCCATCTGCAACCCTGCTTTGAGGGCATCCGAGGCGCGGGCTACACGGTCACCTTTGAGTCCTCGACCGTCCAGGATGTTCACGGCCTGCCACGTCGCGTCACTCAACAACTCCAACCGCTCGTCATCAGTCATTCTGAACCCACCTCCCGATGGTGAAGTCTTGAGGGCACAGAGAGGCCATACAGACCCCTCTGATGTATCCCGCATGGAGCCAGCCCATCGGTATACGTCGAGGCGCAGTCACAGGTATCGCGGGGTGTCGGCTGCGTGTGTACCGCTGCCAGTCCGACCGACATCAATCCCCGCACCCGTCTGTCACAGGTACGCACGGATATCTCGCATCGAAGGTTCAGGTACACCGGGCCTGAGTGCGGGCTAACGTCGCCCGTGCCGTTCCAGCCTTGGCCGCTTACTTCTTGTTCGGCGGTAGGGGCATCCTCGGTGTCAGCACTAACCCGAGGAAGGTAGCGGGCACAGAAAGGCCCTGTCAAGACGCCGGGGAGGAGGTTGCTGACACCGAGTCCCGAGACCGTCTCGACAGGGCCTGTGCTTGTCACCTGGGCTGGCGCTGCGGCGACGCCGTGAGCGTACATCATCACGGCCTGGCCGACCAGTAGTGCCATGGATCTCCGTGGAGACGTTCTCCCGCCGCGATGATGTTGCGGGCGCAGGCGATCGACGGCGCTGGGTAGCGCAGCTCTCGACCGTCATCACTCAGGCCGCACGTATCAGCCCAGAAGCCGGGGTTGATTTGGAGGATGCCGATGTGCGGGCCGTTGTCGGGCACGTCCAGGCGGCACGCGCTCTCGCCGAACGAATGGGGCGGGTAGCCGCACGCGATCCTGAACAGTCCGTCGATGGCCCACTCGCGCGTCATGCCGACCGTACGGGCGAGGCTGATGAACTCTGCCTCGGTGAGCCGGTACGGGGCGTCAGCGGGCTCCTGTGCGGTCTCTGCGGGTTCTGGTGGGGGTGACTCGGCAATGACGGGAGGCGGAACCGCGAGGAACGGTGGCCGAGTCACCCCCGTGGGGGACGAGAGCGCCGTCGAGACGGGGGCTTGTCTGACGCTCTCGCCCGTGTTGGCTGAGTCCCGCCGCTGCGAATCCTCATCCAACGTGGTCGTCACGACCGACTGAGACAGAGACGGGTTCGAGCCGTCTACCGTGTCGTCAGCAGAGGAGCCGCCTCTGCCCCAGTCGATCATGGCGACCAGCGCCACGATCATAACGAGCACCGCCAGTATCCACGGCGCTCTCACCTGAACGGCTCGATGTGCGGGCCAGCGCAGTTACACGCCGTCAGGCCGTTTCGACCACGGGCCACGTACCCGAAGCACTCCCCGCTGCCGCTCGACAACTTGTGAGCGTTGAGGTCGTGCTGGCAGTTCGGGCAGTTGCCGTTCCAGCCCCGCCGATTGATCCACTGGATCAGGTCGAGCGACTGAGGGCGGGGCGGCGATCCTCCACGGGCCGCCTCAACGAAGAACGACGCCAGCCTGTACGGTGCTACCCGCTCCTCTCGCGCCCGTACGCACTCTGCTCGATCGCACCCGTGGTCGAACACCGTCCCGTGGAGGCTCACTCGGACATCCTCCGTTGCGTCCCGACCTGAGAGGCCGGGAACCATGTGACCTGGCTCTTCTCGCCTGGCATCCGAATCGGCGCTCCCTGCACCAACTCCCCCATCTTGAAGCCGTCCGTCAATCGACGGCGGACTTCCACCACGTCCATGTTCAGTGAACGGGCGATGCTCGATGCCGGGAGTCCCGGATAAAGCCTGACCGTCTCAACGACGGCAGTGAGGTGGGTCTGACGGTCGCCCGACTCCGTGACCTCACGCTCTGCCATGTGCTCCGTCACCGGCCCTCGGGTGTGACTGGCGGTGGGCCAGTTAGAACGGGCTTGCGTCGTCATCGCTGAACTCCTCGTCAGGCCAAGAAGGCTCGTCTGTGTACGGTGCGCCCATCTCCAGTGGCGGCAGTGGCTGGCCGTTCGCGCCCACCAACTGACGGTAGTAGAGGTAGTGGCGCTTCCCTCCCTGCGGGCCGGTCTGGCCGGGCGGGAAGTCGTGCTGGTAGCGGTCGCCGTCCTTGTCGTACTGCGCCGGGGTCTTCTGAACCTCGACGCGGTGCTCGGCGCAGTAGAAGCCAGATCCTGGCTGCTGGCGTCTCTGCCCACCTCCTCCGCTCGGACGGCCCTGCGGGCGATTCTGTGGCGTCTGAGGGGCGTTCTGGACGGGCGGCATGATGCGCTCGCGCGCCTGCTGGTCGTTCGTCAGCCACTCCCGCACGGCGTCGTAGGCGTTCCGCATCCGCACGGCGTCGATCTCCACGTCGCCGATCAGCCACACGTTCATGCGGAGGTTCGGGCCGATGTCGAACATGGCGTTCGCGACTACATCATCTGGTCTTTCGTTAGACATTCGCCCAAGTCCTCCGTGCCTGAACATGCTTTACCGTGGTCTGGCTCACACCCATTCGTCGAGCGGTTTCTGCGATCGAAACTCCGTCCGCCCGCAGGCTCCGGACTGCTTGCGCTCCGGCGACAGACAGCCTGACCCCGCCTCGTCCCTTGTCGGCCTTGTCGCGCATGTTGTCTGCCTGCGTCCCGAGGAACAGGTGATCGACGTTCACACATAGGCAAACGTCGCAGACGTGGCAAACAGTCATCCCCTCGGGGATCGGGCCGTTGAAGATCCTCCACGCTGCACGGTGAGCCAACTCGGATTTCCCTTCGAGTCTGAACGCTCCGTAGCGCCCGCTCACGCCACCGATCCACAGCCGACAGCCATTGGAGCCGTCCACGACCTTCGCCATGAAACGGCTGGCATTGCCCACGGACTCGGCTGGCCGTTCGTTAGTCACTCAGCGCCTCCAACCCCATCTGTGCGGCCTTGAGGGTAGCGAGGATGCTCCCCGCCTCGATGTAGGCTTCGCGCTGCTGTGCGTTCAACTTCCCGTAGTCCCCCGTCAGGGTGTCCACGAGGTTCGTGAGCGCCGCCGCCAGCACGTCCTCCCACGCACACCCGCACTTCCCGTCATGCGCCGCCGCATCAGCCAGGTCGTTGATGTTGGTCACTGCTCGATCCTCTCCACGCTCAGGACGGTCTGGGACGATCCTGGCATCAGGTACTTCAGGGTGGTGTCAGCCCAATCGGACTTCCCCGCGAGACGGCGGAGCGCCGACACTGAACACGTCAGCAGGCCCGCCTGAGCGAGCGCCACGAGGATCGACCCTGCGTCGTCGTGGTGCCCGAGCGAGATCATGTCGATGCTCGCACTGCCTGAACGGTCAGTGAACGAGGCCACGATCCCCCGCTCGTAGTCGGCGATCACGTCCTCGGGGTGACGGTCGTGGTAGGTCTTCAGCCGTGCGCGGATCGGGTCTACGGCCTCTTTGAGCTGCTTGGACAGGGACTCGTCACGGAACAGTCCCGCCAGTGATGCTTCGAGGAACGCCCGCTCCTCACGGTCAAGGTGCTCGGCGAGGTCGATGCCGGGGTCAGGCATGGTTCGGCCTCTCCACTCCCGTACCCACGCACCGCTTGCAGGTGTAGTGGCTCCACTCGTTCTGCCGTACT